CCATTTCTCTTCTCCTTTGCCCCCGTTTCCGGGGGCTGTTGTTGTTCTGTGGCTGCTATTTTTTTAGCTCTGCTGCTATTTCATCCCATTCTGGATCCGGCGGGAACCCATGAACTCTATCCTCAATATCTAATAAATAGTTTTTAATGGCCTCGCGGGCTTTGCCTGCTGCATAGGGGTAGCGGTAGGATAGAGCGTCAAAAAATAATTGTGCGGGTTTTTCTTTGTCTCGATAATACCCTAAAAGAGTTTTTACAAATTCTCCGTTTGGGTGGTCTTTTACTTCACTAATTCTCATGATCTCGATATCGCCCCGATCCTCGTCTAAACTCAGGACCATTATTTCTGTTCGTTCATCGTTTAAATCATAATCCGGCTCAAGATATACGCATGATCCATATTCCTCATTGTCTACAACGTCGTAGGCGCCGACGTATTGCCATCCTGTTGATTCTTCAGCAGCCCTAACAATTGACCTGTGGATGTTTAATAGTGCTTTCATTTTTGTTATCTCCTTTGCCCCCGTTTCCGGGGGCTGGTTTAGTTTATATTGTTTTATCAATGCGATTTATATACCTCCATTTCTATATTCATTCATGACCCGAATTCTTCCTCAAAAAGTTTCGCGTATCTCTTTGCAGAGGCTTTGAATGTTTTTGACTTCATAAATTCAATTAATTCCTCACGGTTTGTATGGCCCTTTTCTATGGCATCCAGTAGCGTCAATTTTATGGCTGCTTTTGCGTATTCTGGATTCATTTTATGCAGCCTCCCTGATTTTTTCGGCGTCCGTCAATATCAGGTTTACGCAATTGCATATCCTGTCAATGAGCCGCATACATACGGATATGGCCGTTTCTTTTTTTTTGCCTGTATATCCCTGGATATATGACCATGCGCCACCCAAGTCTGCCTCATGCTCGTAACCGAGCATTTTTAGGATTACGGCGCCGCCAAGCTCTGCAACGACTTCATTTTCCATGTCCTGACCTGGCACTTTTTTTATTGTTTTGAGCCGATCATCGGCTGCGTGAATCATTTCATGCGCCCATGTTGATAGATTTTCGACTCCGAGAGCTATGACCCCGTTATGTGAGTAATACCCATAATATTTACCGCCCTTGCCATTAAATGATGTGACTTTGAGCCCCCATTTTTCAGCTACTTCGTAAAATGGGAGGGCTCTTAGCCTTGATTTTTCTTTTTGGTCTTCGGAGGATGCTTTCTCCCATTTTTTTTGATCATATATTTCTGTGTCTTCAAGCCGAAAAACTGGGATAGATTTAAACCCATACAAAAAGTTTTTTTCTTCTTGGTTGCCTGCCTCGTCTGTTTCTTTGCGCTTGGCAATACATGGGCCCAGGATGTGAAAAGCTTTCGCGCCTTTTTTGACCTTGCGGCCGGCTGCGCCCCACTGCTTAAAACCCCTGGCGTCTGATGTGCCACTGATGGCCTTGATAAATTGATTGTTCCATGACCATTTGTTTGATGGGATATCGTCTGATCTGTTTACAAATATGCTTTTCAGCGTTTCTGGGAGATCGCCGGTTTTGAATTGTGTTATGATCGCCTGGCAGGTTTCTTGACTTTTACCATAAAATTTAATAGACATGATTTTAGCTCCCTTCGCTTTGAGGGGTTTTTTGTTTCCCCTTGCCAGTGTTGGCGCACTGGCAAGGGGTTTTTATTTATTTGATTTTGTCGCTTGTTTTTTCAAAACGCCCGTATATTTCGCCGAATACTATACCGTTCTTATCTATTACCGTAACACCTCCAAAATCTTTCCATTTTTTGTACTGCCTCATAACCCCTGTAAATTTTTCGTGTCGTGTAAAACGGTCACCGTAGTATGATGGAAGAATAACCGCATAATTAAAACGATTGCCGAAATCTATAACCCTGTCGTACATATCGCTTGCAAGGTCATGAATTGTTCCTGTGTTGCTCATTTTTTGTTTAATTACAACTTTCATTTTTTTACCCCCCCTGTCTCACGTTTTCTCGCGCTTTATCACTATGCCGTAACAACCATGATCCGCCCTATATGCTGCCATTGCTGTATCAAGGTTTGGAGCGATGCAAGACCAACCGTTTTTAAAAATAAATCTGTATTCCATTTTCAATCTCCTTCGCTTGGGTTTTTGTCACCCTTTCGTTTGCTCGGTCTGCCGCCGATGTTGGAATCCTTATCGCATGTATAATTTATGCAGTCAAGATATTTTTTAATTAATTTTAAAATTAAATTGCAAATTAATTTAAAAATTATATTGTTTCAGTGGTTTAGGGCATAAAAAAATATTTATTTTAAAATTGGTAGTCGTTTTTTTGTGTTTTTAGGCGCATATAGGCGCATATTTTATTAATATATTGGCATTTTGAAAATGCTAAATTGCTGTTTTTATTGTATTAAGTAATTTGTAAAAGGTCTGAAAATCCCCGTGTCGGCAGTTCGATTCTGTCCCTCGGCATCAATGATTACAATAAGTTATTTTGTTTTTTTAATATTAAAATATTTTTTAGGCGCATATAGGGTGCGTTTTTTTGCCTCATCAATCTCATCGCCGATTATAGCCGCAACACGCCTGCACCATTTTTTTTATCCCCCTATCCCCCTGAATTAATTGGTCACATCATTTTTTACATAGTTTTTTGATAGTAATATCTATCTATTTTGATTTCCCCCGGTATGCGTGTATGTATAGGTAAAAAAATATGTAAAATATGTTAACATGCTGTCTTGATTCACAATATTACATCATATTTTGTGTGCAATATCATGTTTTGTGTGTTTTTGTGCGCGCTGGTGGTGGGTTGACTGTTTTTTTTGCGCATTTGGGGGTGTCGACGGATGGATGCGCTTCATGCAAATTTGATCATTTATGGGGGGAGGGGAGGTTTTGGTTTTGGGATATTTGTTGGTTTTTTTGTGGGATCAGGGGTGCTACATCCTGGGTTGTTGTGGAGCGTTTAGTTGTTGCATTGGTCCCTATGTGCGCCTGTCGGGTTTGGCTTGACTTGTAAGGCACTGATATGGTAAGATATTTATGCTTTTGACATGGGGTTATGTTATTCTGTTGTAATTTTAAGTTTTACCTGTAACTTGTTGAAAAGGTTGAATAAATGGCTGAATCACGCGTTTTGATAGGACGGCAGGCAATTCAGGATTATTTGGGGGTTTCTCGGCGCAGATTCGGTTCGTTAGTCGCCGGCGGGTTGCCGGCCGCAAAACGCATGATCGGCGGGCGGGAGTATTGGTTGAGCGACAAGGATCTGCTCGACTATTGGTTCAAAGGATTGATTGTAGGGGCTGACCTGGCGCCAGGCACTGTGTTTAATCGGTGGCAATCGTCGTTTGAGGATGGGACAGCGGCGACCGGTGGTAGGGCTTTGGTTTCCAATCCTAATTAGACAGCATTCACCCAACTTCCTCGGATCCGCCCAGCTTGGAGGCATTCAACCGGCTTAGTCGATTCCGCGTGGCTCGGTTGTTTTTGTTTGATTGGCGGGGGAGGGCTGCCGTTTTTTTCCGGCGGTTGTTTGTTGGGCTTGCTTTTCTTTTTCTCGTGCCCCGGTTTGGGGGGGGTACCCTTCTGTTTTGAAAATACTACCTTCGGCATTCACGGGATTTTATTTTTTTTCAAGAAGTTCCCTGACCGGTTCTCTGTTATGGGGTAGGGGGTCAAAATCGGTGCGGCGCGGTGTCGTAAGTGTGTGTCAAGGTGTTGTTTGGGGTGTGTTTGGGGTGTGTTTGGGGTGTGTTTGGGGCCCTAAATAAACTTTCGTGTTATGGAAGTTTACATGGGACGTGTATCCAAGATAGAGGCTTATGATCTGCGGGACGTGGTGTTGGGGCTTTATTTTGACAAGGGCTTCAACGGCGACGCAATAGCGGATCGGATAAACGAGGACCTGGCCACCCGTGGCATCAATGACTCAATCCACCGGGCGGCGGTGAACCGGTTTTTGAAGTCGGAACGGGAAGCCCGGCAGGCACAGGCCCGGGCGCAATATAAAGAATACGCGTCCGAAACACTTTCCAATGATCTGGATGCGCTTGAGGAAGTCAAGGGCTGGCATCTGTTTACTTTTCGTGATGAGAACAACAGTCACAAGAAACGGCGGAATGCGGCGGTTGATTTGGTCAAGACCATCGAGACGAAGCTGAAGCTTGCGCTTGCTTGCGATAGCGGCGACAAATCCCAGGTGCTTTCCATTGTTAAAAACGAGGTTGCGGCGCTAACGGACAGCGGGCGATCAGCGGGCGATCTGGATTATACAATATTCCAGCGGAACCCAACGGCGTTTGGTGAGGTTATTCTCGGCGAAACCTATACCGATGACGTTAAGACCCTTATGGATTCGGTTCGGGATAACCAAATCACAATTGCCCGGTCTGCGAATGCGACGGGCAAGACCCACGCGGCCGCCCGTATCGCTACCTGGTGGCTGAAATGTTTTCAAGACTCCCAGGTGTACACGGCCGCTGCGCCGCCTGAGAACAACCTGAAAAAGCTTTTATGGGGTGAGATCGTCGGACTGACGGAGAATCACCCGGACATATTCAAAGATTTTACAACGCAATCCCTCCATATTTCAAGGTCGGCACAATCTTTCTTGACGGGTGTGACAATCCCAATGAGCGGGACGGAGCAAGCCCGTGAAGCGAAATTCTCAGGGAAGCATGCGCCGCACCTTCTTTTTATCCTCGACGAAGGCGACGCGATTCCTGACGAGGTGTACCGGGGAATTGAATCATGCATGTCCGGCGGCAATGCGCGGCTGCTTGTGATGTTTAACCCCCGGGGTGAACAGGGCGAAGTGTGGCGGATGGAGCGGGACGAACGTGCTGCAGTTGTCGAGCTGACGGCGTTCCGTCACCCCAACGTCATGACCGGGGAAGACGTAATACCCGGGGCGGTGACGCGGGATAAGACCATCAGCCGGATACATAAGTGGACACGGCCTTTGTCGGATGGGGAGCAGCCGGACAGCGAATGCTTCAGGCTGCCGGAATTCCTCGAAAACGAAACCACTGTTAACGAAGCCGGAAAAGAATACCCGCCGTTGAAAGCCGGATGGTATAAAATCATGGAGCCGGCATTTGCCTATATGGTTTTGGGGCAGTACCCGAGTGTCGGATCTTCACAGCTAATCAGCCGGGAATGGGTATCGCGGGCGAGAGCGCGTTGGGATTCCTATGTTGTGGAAAAGGGCGAAGTGCCGCCGGCCGGCGTACGGCCGGTGTCCGGCCTCGACGTGGCTGAATTCGGCGTTGATGCAAATGTTTTTTGCAGCCGCTATGGCGGCTGGGTGGCTCGTATGCGGTCATGGACGGGCATGGACCCGGTCGCGACGACGGACCGGGCCGTCACCGAAGCAGCGGAGGCGGGGTCTTCTTTAGTAAATGTTGACGGGACCGGTGTCGGTGCGGGGGTTGCGCCCGGCCTGGTGAAACAGGATATTACCGCTTTTTCAGTAAAAACGGCAGGAGCTGCCACAAAAACAACAGAACTTGGCGATTTCAAAATACTCCGCGACCAGCTTTGGTGGGAATGCCGGCAATGGCTCTGGAAAGACCCAGGGGCGATGCTTCCGCCGGATGACTTGCTGATTGAAGAGCTGCTTCTCCCGGATTACCGGGTTGACGGCGGCAAGATCAGGATCATGCAAAAGGATGTGATGAAAGAAAAACTGAAGCGGTCACCGGACCGGGCCGATGCGCTTGTGCTCACCTTCCATGACCCAGGCCAGCTATTCTCAGAGGCCGGTTAATGATTCCAAGAAAACCGATAATCGAGAAAGACGGCGACAGGCTTATCGTTCAAAGCCGAGAGCGGCAGGTGTATCTTGACCGCCGGCTTTCTTTTGTATGGCCCGATGCCGGGTTCCCCGGGTATTTCGTTATGGTTGGAAGGCTGGACGAAAGCAGCATCATTGACGATTATCCCTACGTCATTCTTGACGAGGGTGAACGGCCGGACAAAAACAACCTCTATGAAGCGGTTATCGCATCAATGCGGCGGTGGCATGCAAAATGGATGTTCGCCGAGATAAAGGGGGGCTGGACGCTGCTCAATATCAATTTCGCCGCCTGGCTCAAAAAAATGAACGTCACCGGCGTTCGCCTTATCGATACACATGAGTTTTCAGGCATCCGTGAAACCATCCCGATGATACGGTCGATGATAAAACATGGATCGATAATCATGACAGAAGGCCCGCTAAAACGGCAGTTATCTCAAATAACATCCGAAGATTTGCGCACATCGGACGGGAAGCCGGTAGAATCACGGTTCCCGGCGGTGTCTGCGTTCGGCAATATTGTCAATTCATACGAGCTTTATCCGTTCAAGAAGCGAAAACGCAAAAACACGCAAAGCAAAAAAGAGGGGTATTCATGAAGCGGGGGATAAAGGGACGCGATATCCTGATTGTGTGGACAATTGCGGCAATACTCATATATTTAATCCGATTGTTTTGAGGGGATACCATGACGGCAACACATTTTACCGACCTGACAATAGACGACGACCTGATTGTTTTGGGCGACGCGACCATCACAGGTTCAACAACCATCACCGGCACATTGACGGCCGATATCACCGGAGATGTTACCGGAGACGTTACCGGAGACGTTACCGGAGACGTGACAGGTGATCTGACCGGGGATGTTACGGGCGATTCCGGCAACTGCACCTATACCGCAATCGGGACAGTTTCAGCCACCGGAACGGCGGATTTGTTTATCGCACCGGCGGATGTGACCATCACCGGCCTGAAAATAACAGTGACGACCGGAATAACCGGGAATGATGTCAATTATTGGTCGGTAAAAGCCGTGAATAAAACGGCGACGGAAGACCTGTCGAGCGCGACGGTTGACACAACTTCCGGCACGGACATTACGGCCGATACCGGGTTTGATATTACCATCGATCAGAACGCCGACATCGATGAGGGCGAAGTGATCCAGGTGAGCTATACCAAAGCGGCATCAGCGGCGGATCTTGTAAACCTTGCGGCGTCCGTCGCATGGAAGACGAGGTAATCAATGCCGACCGGAAGCGGGAGATCCGTGACACTTGAAGACGGCGGGTTCATTGTCCTTGCGGGGAGTGCCATCGGGTACGACGATTTACAAGTATCTGCGTCTGCCGCAAAACTGCCCGCATCTTCAGCGCCGACATGGACAACTTTCGACTTTAATATTCCCGGCGGGGTTGAATTTAATGTTTTGGGTTTTGGCATTGGAGAATATCAAGATTTGTATATACAGACATCCCATCGGCAGAAGCTAAATACAATCCTTGACAACCATATCCACTGGACAATCCCGAGTGATTCCGCATCTGATAAAATTAAGTTTCAACTGGATGTGATCGCTGCGGGGATAAATGAAGCTTTCGCGGTACCGCCCGGGAGTCCATTTACATCTGAGCATACGCTTTCCGGTGATGAATCAGGCGGCCATAAATTGCTTGACCTTGCGGACATACCGGCTGTTAATACAACGCCGTCCACGATCTATATTGCAAGGCTGACAAGGATTGCGGCGTCAAGCAGCGACTATTCATCGGATGTATATATCCTTTTCAATGACAGCCACTACATGATCGATACGCCGGCTGGAAGCCGGCAGGAGGGCAGCAAATAATGGCGATCCCGACCAGTTTCAGGAATGGGGTTGAGGTTAACGGTGCGGTATTTGCCGCCGACGATGCGTTCTTTATCGGCGACCGGGACACAAACGGTAGTTGGAAGATGTACAGCAATAGCGGCGTCTATACCATCGCAAGAAGAGAATCCGGTTCATGGGTTGACAAATTCACATTGTCGGCGGCCGCCGGGAACGAAACAGGAATTATTTTCGGCGACGGAACAACGGACGGGAGCTGGAAGGTGGAGCAGTCTGACGACGGGCTTGTTTTCTCTATTCTGGACACAACATGGGTGCCGACATTCACCATGACGGAAGAAACCGGTGACGAGACGCTGACGTTCGGAGAGGATCTAGGCCTCGATACGCTTCGCATACGCACGGACGGATCCGAGGGGAAGTTTTATTTTGACCATGTGATACAGGTGGACCCCTCAATACAGATTGCAAGCGGCGTTACCATTGCGCCGGAGACGGGGGATATAAGCGCTGTAGAGGTCACTCAAAACAGGGTAGTCCTTGACCAGTCGGCGGCGCCGGATGACCCGGATTCCGGGTATAGCACCATGTGGATGGACAGCACTACCGGTGACATCATGATAAAAATTAATTTCGGCGGAACCACAAAGACGGCGACGCTGGCGGACTATTCGGCGCTATAATGGCATTATCGAGACAAGGCAAAGAACAGCAGCGGCAAGACGGCACCGCAAGTGTCGCCGGCGGGAGCGCGTCGGTTGCGTCCGGGGGGTATGATATGGCCGGAAGCGCCGATCTCGCCGGGTATCAAATGGAGATGGGCGAAGACCAACGGCCGCCGGCGGATTCGCCGATGGACGGTCTTTCAAGCCATTGCCGTGATCTTTACGAGGAATACCGCAGCAGCGACTACCGAAAGAAAAAGATTAAAGAGATAGAAGAGTCAAGGAAACGCTACCGCCAGGAACGCCCGGCCGCTAAAGATTATCCTTGGCCGGGCTGTTCAAATAAATCGCTTGGGATTGATGCGATTGTTGTAGACACCCTGCTTCCACGGATATACTCGCAGCTTTTTGGCGATTCGGATTTCATATCCATCGAGCCGCAGGGGCCGGAAGATGTCGAGAAGGTCGATGACATCAAGGCGGCTGCGGGCTGGGCATTGAATACCAATTGCAAAATCAAGGCCCAAATGCGCGACCCCATCAAAGATATGCTGATTGACGGCACTATTTTTTTGCTGCCGTCATGGTCCGAGAAACCGGCCTACCAGGTTATACGGGTACAAACCCCAATCTTTTCCGATATGTCCGGCCAGTTATGGCCGATGCCCCAGGAGCGACAGACGCCCCAATTTAAGGCGATGGTCCAAATGGGGGTGTTCAGGTATGCCGGGGCGACTGAAGACGTGACACAGAGCGAAACAACGGTGTTCAAAGCCGATATCGAAGCAATCAACATATATGATTCGTTTTGGCCGGATACCGGCGAGGACTGGGAGGACCAACCTTTTCTTCGGATGATTTACCCGACCTACGAAGAACTTGAAGAGATGAGCGAAGAAAACGGCGGTCCCTACAAGAACATCACGCCGGATTTGATAACAAACATGGGGCGGGATTCGGCGGAAGAGCCGGACACGGACGCCATGAATAAAGGCGTCCGCCATTCACAGTATACCCGCGAGGTCCATATTCTTGAATGCCATGTGCCTTATAGAGGCGAATGGTGGCTTTGTTCCTATGCCGTTCAGGGGGCATGGCGGGAAGTGCGGCGGCAACCCATGCGGGACGTTTTCGGCCACGGCCGAAAGCCTGTTCACAGGCTTAGCATTTTCAGGGAAAGCAACGAAAGCATGGGCACCGGTTTGCCGGCGAAGATCCGGCATTATTCCACGGGTTGCGATGACCTTTACAACCAGATGATAGACTGCGGAACGGTTGAAAACCTCCCGTTCGGGTTTATTGAGTGGGGGCCGGGCCTGGATGATATGGACTGGGAAGTAGCCCCAGGGAAATGGATACCCCTCCCGGCCGGGTCAAAAGCAATCCCCGTTATCCACCCGAGCCGATCCGCTAACTTTATAAACTACATTGAATTGTTGCTTGGGTTCATGGAACGAATGGTCAGCCTTTTGGACGCGACCATTGCCGGCCGGACCAACGCAAGCGGCGCCGTGACTGAAACATACGCCGGCATGAGCCTGCTTGTTCAGGAGTCAAATATAAAGCATCAATTTATGGGGGAATCCATTAGAGATACCCTTGGTGTGATGGTGCGGGACATTCTCAGTTTGTATGGTCAATTTGCGCCGTTTGATTCAAAGATGCGGATATTTGAAAACAACGCATATGTATTCAAACCATTTGATTTAAAGGCAATCCAATGCGAATACGATGTGACGATAAACGTTGCGAACGCCAGCGCAAACAAGGCGCTCAACCGGGCCGAGAAGATGGAGTTGTATAAAATTCTCGGCAATTCGCCGGTTGGCAATTTAGTCAAATCGACTCAAGAGCTACTCAAAACATATGATCTGAAGGATGTTGATAATTGGATCAAGCCGGAGGTGACGGCGATGATCCAGGCCATGCAGCAGGCGCCAGAGCTGCCCAAAGTGGTTGCTCAGTATATGCAGCAGCGGGAGCAGCAGCAGCGGGAAAAACAGATTGCGGATGAGGCAAAGGCGAATATCCACCGGCGGGAAGTCGAGCGGCAGGTCGAGCGACCTGTTGAAGACCGAAAAATATTTGACCAGTCGAGGGAATCGGCTAAACGCCAGTTATTGAAACCGGCCGGAGAACGCGCGGCGTTTGCGGACATGATGCCGGCCATGCAAGGAGCGACCCCAATATGACCCCTTTTGAAAGCGGCATTAATGCATTGCTCGGGTTTGAAGAGCAGCTATGCGTTAGAATGCACCAATCACCGGAGCCAGGCGACAGAAGCCAGGCATATCATCAGGCACATGCGGTTCGGGCCTGCATAAACAAATTTGCCAAAGCGTTTTTGTCAGAAGATGATTACAAAAAGTTTTGTGACAAAATCGGAGAAATGCACCGGACGGTTGAAATGAGATCTTTTAATATCAACCTGACATCGGAGGGGGGTTGATATGGCGGAGATCAGATCTTTTTCATTCGGAGACGAAGCGCCGGATACCAATATCGGCGGGTTCAATGACATCACATTAGCGCCTGAAGATATACAGGATGAAGCCCCGGCGGCACTGGCCGGCAAAGATGAGGCTGAAGAAGATGATCCAAGAGGGAATATTGAAGGGGATCAAGTTCATCCCGATAACCAGGGGCAGCCCGATAATGAAAATTTTGCGGGAAGAGCCCCCGAAGCTGACCCCGTACCAGCGCAGGGAGATAGCGAGGCCCAACAAACCCAGGGCCAGCCGGATGAACAGTCAAATCAAAAAGAAGGAGTGCCCCAACCCGACGAGCAGATAAAACTGCTTATCGCGAAGCAACAGGCGCAGATTGACTACCTGACCGGCCTGCTTTCATCCCAACAGGCTGGCGACGGCAACGGGCAGGCACAGGCGCTGGAAAACGCCGCCGCCAATGACATCGGCATAACAGAAGAGGAAATTGTCGCAGACCCGGTGGGCGCCATTCGCAAAGCGGTTGACGCGAAGATTTCGGCATTCCGAAAAGAGCAGCAGGCCCAGCAGGCCCAGCATCAGCAATCAACTGAATTGAAAGCCAAGCAGGAGCAATCCTGGTCGGTGCTTCAGGAGCGGATGCCGGTGTTTCAGAATGAGCATGTTCAGCAGATGTGGGCAAACGTATTTTACAACCCGGCAAACGGGTATTTGAATGACCCGGCGGGGCCGATTCGGGCCGGCAACCATGTCGCAAACATGCTACGAGGGATGGGCATGGCGCCGCAGAATCAGCCACAGGCGCCGTCAGAACAGGCGGCGCCGCCCAACAACGCAGACATAAAAACGGTTGAAGCAAACGCGGCTGCTGCGGAAAGGGCAAGACAGGCCCGCGTAAAAAAAAGCGCCATGCATGGCGGCGGCAAGGGGGGCAACCGACAGAAGGTAAGCGGGTTGAAGCCGCAGCATCTTCAATACGCAAAGGAGTTCGGGCTTGACCCATCGGCGATAGAGAAAGTGATTGCGGGGAGGAAATGAAAACAATTATCGGCATTATGATTTTGGCTCTGGCAGTCGCAGGATGCGGGGCAACCGGGAAGATCGACAAGGGCAAAGCGGAAATTGTTGCGGGGAAAATTATTGAAATCGGCATGTCAGTCGAGGAAATGATCGATATCCTTGGCGCACCTGACAGCGCATCCACCGGTACAAGAGATTTGAGCGCAATGCCGGAGATGCAATATCAGTACGGAGATGCGGTTATTTTAGTCCGGGACAGGAAGATAGTGGAGGTGATTCGATGAGGGCGGCAAAAGAAGAAAAACGGAAAGAAGACGGGCCGGAAGCAACTCAGTTGGCCACCCCGGAGCAGCCTTCGGCCATGACGCTATCAGACATTGACCGGCAAGTTCGTCAGGCCGTTGACGCCTCCATTGCGGATCCCGTTCGCATCGATTCCGTGGAAGAGCTTGCTCACAGAACATGGATGGCGGTGCCAAAAGTGTTTAAGGAGCAGTACCCGGAACGATCATACAAATGGCTTTCGATCAACGGGCTTCACTCTGACCTGACCAGCGCAAACGGGCTTTGGCAGCTTGTCAACCGAAGCAATCACCCGAATGTGCCGGACAGTTTTTTTGACCTTGCGACCGGCGGGGTGATTTATTCAGGTCAAAACATCCTGGCTTATACCTGGCTTGATAATGTGGTGAAGCTTGAGAAAAAGACGCTCGCGGATTTCGACGCTGGTGAAAAGGCCATGCGGGCAAAATTCAACCAGACATACCACGGCGCGGACGGGAAAGCGGCGGTTGTCATGGAAGAGGTTGGTGACCAGGGCAAAATGACGCCCGGGACACAACCAATCGTTATGACAACCGACTCGGATTACGATTTCGGATCGGTATAATAAATTATTAACCAAATAAACAAAGGGGTTCAACATGGCAAACACAGACGGCGCTTTCGGTTTAAGACCGGTCCACAAGGACGCGCGAGTTAACAAGTACGCAGTCACCGCCGGGGCAAGCAAGATTCACATTGGGACGCCTGTGCTTATGGCTGCCGGAGGCACGGCATCCGTTGGGACTGCCGCCGCCCTGCTTTTGGGCGTTGCGGTTGGTTTTTTCGATGATGAGGGCGTTCCGCAAAGCTACTACCCCGGCGGGAGCGTTACCGGGTGGCATGTGATGGTAGCGGATGACCCAAGGCAGGAATTCGTGGTACAGGAAGACAGCACCGGCGGGGCGCTTGCATTGACAGACCGTGGGCTGAACGCAGATCTTGTAGCAGGCACCGGAAACGACTATACAGGGTTGAGCGGCTGGGAACTTGACAGTTCGACAGCCGACACAACCGATACGCTTCAATGCCGAATCATAGACCTTTACGATGACCCGGACAACGCGGTCGGGAATTATGCAAAATGGGTGGTAAGAATCAATTACCACTTCCACGGCGACAACACAGCAGGCATCTAAAGTAAAAACGGCTAAGACCCCGGCCGATAACAGATAAGGAGACAAAAAATGGCAACTGAAGCGAGAAGCACATTCAACAATTTCCTGCAAGATACGCTGTTCGCAGTGGCTCAGGATAAGGGGTTCAAGCGGCATCCGCAGGAATGGAAAGACTGGTGCGTCACCCGGACCAGCAAGCAAGCCTATGAAGAGTCAGGCTACATGAGCGGGTTCGGTTACCTGGCAAACAAGCCGGAAGGCGCGGACGTTTCTTATGATTCCAGAATCCAAGGGCCGGTCAAGCGGTGGGTTCACGATACATTTGCCCTTGGCGTTCGCATCACAGAGGAAGCAATCGAAGACCTTCAAAAGTATGTCATGAGTACCGCAATGAAAGACCTTGGCACTTCTGCGGCGGCGACCCTGCACAAGATGGCGACCCGGATGCTGATGACCGGCACCGCGACCACTTACCATACCACAGGCGCAGGGGTTGCGCTTTTTAGCGCAAGCCATTCCCTGCTGGGCGGCGGCACATGGTCAAATTTGGGATCGGCGGCGACACCGACAGAAGCGGCGCTCACGGCAGCCATCCGAAATTTTGAGCAAATTACCGATCATCGGGGAAAACAGTATGCGCAGATGGCAAAGACCGTTGTCTGCGGCCCAAGCCTTGAGTTTACCTTCGATAAGCTGCTTGGTAGCACCTATGAGCCGGATACCGCCAATAATGCGGTCAATGCCGTGATCCGCCGCCGAAAGCTGAAGCTTGTCGTCGATCATGAAATTACCGATGACAGGTGGGTGGTGTTCGGGGAAAAAGACCCGGATGTAGGGTTTATTCACTTTGACCGAGTGCGCCCGACCATGAGCCGCCACGGCGACCCCGACACCGGCGACGCCCTTTTTGTTGTTCGGTGCCGATTTTCGAACGAGTGTAACGACCCGCGTTCCGCTTACATGATTCCAAATGCATAGGGAGCGCGGCTAATGGCTTGGCAGAAAAACATGGGGTCAGATCTGCCAGAACAGCTATACCCCGCCCGCGTGCTCTACAACGCGGGCGGGAGTATAGCGACCCCGCCGGAAGACGATGACGTAATCAGCACGCTGCTTATCTGCGACATTTGCGGACGGCCGTTTAACGACAAGGCGGAGGTCGTTCGGATGGATAACAAAGTGCTGCACAGCGAGTGCATAGATGAAAGTTAAAGGTATCAAATGGCAAACGCCCAGACGGTAACAGCGGCGCAGTTGATTACCCGCATCCGGTATGATCTTCGCGATGCGAACGCGCATCAATGGGCGGACGCAGAGCTTTTGTCGTATATCAACGACACGCTTGAGCTGATATACGAAATACTCGTTGACTGCGATTCGGAGCTTATTCGGACAGGGAGCGGCACGTTTGACACCGTTTCAGGGACGGAAGCGTATGACCTCGCATCGAATACTATGGGCGACTTTTGGTCGCCATACCGGATATGGTGCCCGACGGACGGACCCAAGGAGTTGACGCAGGTAAACACGGATGAACGGTACGAATACCAGGTAGACGCAACGACCTGGAACCAGGGGGAGCCGTGGTTTTATTACCTTGAAGGGGATAATATCGGGATTCTGCCGATACCGGACGGGATATACCAAATTAATCTCAAATATTATCCGAATTTTGTCCCGCTTGCGACGACTGCCGCAAACATGCCTTTGCGTAATTTGTTCAATCTCCAGGTTATGGAGGCGGTTAAAATGGAGGCCAAGAACCGCGACATGGTTAACACGGGGATTGAAACCGCTTTGATGGCGCTGTTCCAGGATCGGGCGGCGGCGATTATGCGCAAGCGCGGGAAGCGGGACTATCAGATGATGCCGAGGTTTAAGTGAGATGGATAATCATATGCCTGTTTTTGTGCGGGTGCGATGGGTTGGATATGTATAGCGAACTTTACCGGCAGGCAAACCGTGTGCGGACACCAAAGCGGCAAGTGGTAAGCTGGGGGCCGTTTACCGGCGGGCTTGTCACTGCGCGGGAAGCAGAGCGGTGCAACCGGACAGAGTGCCCGGACCTTCAAAATATGGTGATAGAAACCGAGCGACTGGTGCGGACGCGGGATGGATTGTCGGCCGTATGCAGCGGGGTTGATGGCACGGTTCTTGCGGTAAAAGACGTTACCGTAAACGGAACAGATTATACAATCATCGGCGGTGATGACGGTGGTCTTGTATCTCATTCCGGGACACTTTACAAAAAAGACGGGACAAGCGTAGAGGCGTTTCAGAACGATGCTTACCTGGCCGGGCCGCCGAGGTTTGCGGCATTCAATGACATGCTGATGATATTCGACAGCGGCATGCTGAAATATTGGGACGGTAAGCCATGGGCAACCGGCGCCACATACGAGGTTGTTCTCGGCGCTTATGACGCAGGCATCGGCGCTGACGCCTACCTTGCGGACTATCGTTCGCCGGGGTATGCCGGGATCCGGCAGCCGGAGGCCCATATCGGTTCGGCTCTCGGGAGCGGGGGCGGGAAATCCGGTGTTGCTGTCGGTGTTTCAATCCCGGAGATAGAGACAACGACCATATCCATCGGCTTGCCGACGGTAACGGTGTCGCTCGGAAGATGGGGAAACGGATACGCCGGCACGGAAACGCCGGTGACAATAAAGCTGATCAATATCCAGAGCGCGGTTGAGGTGGACATCGCCGAAGCCGACCTTGTTGACCCCAGCGATCTGCCGCAGATAACCACAGCCGGCGGAACGGACCCGACGGAATATCAGGAATATACATACACCTTTACGACAGCGGATTTGTCCTATACCCCAGGAATGCCCGAAAGAATGGGCATGACATATTTAAACCCAAATTACCTTGTAGCGGTTGAATTCGCCGGCGGGGATGCGTCAAATTATGTGTATGTCCAGACATACACAATCGATTATTATGGGGTATCCGGGAACAAGTATACTTGGGGCGGTTCGAGCTACGGGACAACGGATCCTTATTCAAGAGCCGTCATGAGCGTTCGCAGGAACAGGGCACCGGACGCCATTGACGGAATAGTTCATGCTAACCGGCTGTTTGTCATTGAGGGACCGGACGGGACACACCCGGACCGGTTGTGGTACAGCGGCGCCGGAAACCCGTTTGACTGGTCCAGCCCAAACAGCGGCGGATATATCGACACCGGGAAACCCATTGGCGGTATCGCCTCTTTTTACGGGGATGTATGGGTATTCGGCACCACCCGTGATCCGTCGCTGCGGCGCCTGACAGGCGATACGCCGGCGGAGTATGCCCTTGAAGATACCATGCAGGAGATTGCCGGGCATTACAAAAGCATTGTGACGACCCCGGCCGATGTCTATTTTCTCCATCCGGCCGGCATGGATTCCGTTCGGGTGATGCAGGAGTTCGGCGATGTGCGGGCTATAAGCCAGACCATGGCGATCAAGGACGTTGTTACAAGCAATTACGACACCACGGCATTTGCTGGCTATGACCCCCACAGCGGCCTGGTGCTGCTGAAGCTGAACGATTCAACGGACGATATATATGCGATTCACACCCGGATAAAACTATCCCGGACAATCGGTGATATTGTCTATCAGGTTTCTCCTATTGCTAAGTGGGTGCTTAATCTGCCGCAGATATCCGGTAATGATCAATCCCCGACGGCTTTTGGCAGCGGCGAGGGTTTCGCTTATATCGGGACGGATCAGGGTGCGGTGTATAAGATTGACAACAGCGTTGTGACCGACGCCGGCAACGCCGTCTCCTATAGTTTGAAGACGGCCTATATGTCAACGCGGTTTGGCGAGATGAACGCAAGACGTGCAAACTTTGACGCGTTCGGGGATGACGGCGGCAGTCTGAGAATCATTTTTTACACGAATCACAGCCGCACGGCGCTGTTTTATCAGGACATAGACCTGCCGACAAGCCTTGTTTCATCCGACCCGGACGACCCTTCCGGCGGGGATGATTTCATGCTGAACTTTGACCGGTTCAACGTGAACTTCCCTTTCAGGGCATTGATGATGGAATATTCAAATATCACCTTGAACGGGAATAACCCCATTTATTTTGGCGGGATATCGGTTCAGGGATTTAACAAGGGGAGTTTGTAGCAATGGCAATGCCGACGATTCAAAGCCAATTTTTAAGCGATGTAAACAAGACATCGAATCCGGGCAGCCAGGGCCAGGCAGAAAGCGGCATCCTGGATTTTTCAAATATCACGCCCAGCTATTCATACAGCAGAAGCGCAAGCGGGCTGGGGCCGACAGCGTTCAACCAGTTCAAACCGCTGCTCGGAACCGGGCCTGGGAGCATGCCGGACCTGATTTCCCAATGGGGCGACCGGGCCATGAGCCAATACAAGGTTGGGCAGGACGATATCATAAACGTCATGAACCAGGTTGCGAACGACCGGGCCGCCAGAGGGATAATGGGCGGCACTGAGGCCCAGAACCTTCGGGCAAACCTGCTGGGGCAGCTTGCGCAAAGCACGCTCGACAACCGGGCCAATGTGCTGGGGCAGGTGATGGATCTTTCAGCGAGAGCCATGCCGCAGCTTTTGAGCCTGGGGCAGCGAAGCGACAGTTTTAATTTTAATACAAGCCCGGATGATTACCGCATCATCGCGGACATGATACAAAGCGGGTTTACGGGATGACGGAACCCATATGCGAAATATGCGGGGCGCCCATGGTGATAGACGAATGGGGCGGATGGTACTGGACCTGTTTTTCATGCGGCGCAATCGGCCGGCTGGCGACTTATGAGGAAACCGACCGGCAGCAGGAAAGGCTTCAGGGCTAAAATGTGGACAAGCTGCTTGATTTGTTTGTTGAGTACAACAAAAAATATAAGGAGCTATTTCAAATTGTTTATACAGCGCTTGGCGGGCTTGTCGGCATCATTCTCTATCGTGAGCGTAAGAAGTACAAAGAAGGCACGGACGCGGCAAAGGTAGCAGAGAACGAGAAAAGAATAAAAGTGATCGGGGATAAAGTTGAAGATTTGGAGGACAAGATTTCATCGATAACCGCTAATGTCCGGTCATGCCAGAGCGCCCGGCCGCAGTTGATGGCGCCGATAGAGGCCCGGATAAACGAAATGGAGAAACGCTTAATTTTCATGCTTGAATCCAACCGGGAAGCGGCAAAACGCGAGAAAGAGCATGAAGTTGCTATGCTTATGAAGGAAATTGAAAGGATGGTGAAATAATGCCGAGCATGGGCGGCAGTGGAGATTATGGCGGAGATGATGTCAGCGGGACCGGCATTGGCGGCGGCATCGGCGGCGGTGAGAACAGTAGGGCCGGGTATGGCGGTTTCGGCGGGCTTGGCATCGGGAACCCAGGGAGTTATGGAGGGATTCAGAGCGTCGGTGCGCCCGGTTTTTCCGGTGGTTATGGGTCTGACGGCGGGGCTTACCAGTCGAACGAGGGTGCGCTTCAATCGTTGTATGATTCTTTGTATGCCGTTCAGCAGACCCAGGGGATCCCGAAGCTGGCAAAGGCGGCGCTTCCGACGCTGCTATCTGCAATGGGGATTCCGTTCGGCGGGGTGATGACCATGGGGCTGGATAAGATAGCGGGAACCGTCGGCAAACGGAACGCGACTCTTGACGCCATGCGCGAAGCGGGGGTTACGGATGAGCAATTAGCCGATATGTTCGGGCGTTCGCCTGTAAGCACGTTTGGCAGTGACAGCCCAGCCATGTGGGGCAGTGATTGGCAGGGGCAGACATTTGTCGGGATGCCCGGCGGCTCCGGTAGCGGAGACGCCGGCGGTGCTGTGGACGCGGCCCCCGGATCAACGGCCGGCGCTACCGGCGGCCTTGCGGATGACTGGCGGGCGTTCGAAGACAAGTTTATGGGGCTGGGTGATCAGATAATGTCTGATTACCAAAACCGCATGAGCGGGCTGCCTCAGTTGGATTTAAAGCTTCCGGGACGAATGGGCGGCGGCAACGTGCCGCTTGCGCCGGGCAAATGGGCGGCCATGGCCGGCGATCAGGCCCGGGTTGAAGGCGGGATAATGGACCGGATGGCGGAGGCGGGCGCAATGGGCATCGGCGGCCGGCAGGATATATGGCGGACCAAAGAGCAGATCGAGAATCAGATAAACATGCAGAACCGGGCAATAGACGCCAATGAGCCGAGCGCGTGGGAAAGCTGGGCGCCGGTAGTTGCCTCCGGCGTCGATACGATTTTCAATACGGACTGGGGCGAAGTCGCGGATACCATCGGCGGCTGGTTTTAATGGGGGGCATCGAAGACCTGACCGTTATGTTGAATGATTTGGCGATACTGCGGGAGCAGGAGCATGAAGACAACGGCCGGAGGCTAAGAGGCGCAATTGACTTTGAAACATATATCCGAAACCGGAGTCACCGGCGGAAGACGATGGAACATATTGTTGACGCCATGATTGAAATTAAGCGGACGGGTTTGACGGATTTGAAAGGTTGATTTTTTAGCGGTGCTGTCTTGGCGGATATCGCGGATGATAGACCACCTGGCGATTCTCAGGAACCAGGAGCGTGAGGACAGCGCCCGGATGCAGCGCGGCGCAATTGATTTTGAAACTTACAGAACCGCCCGGAACGGCAGAAGGAAGGATATGGAACAGATTGTCGATGCCATGGTTAATTTAAAGCGTCAGGAAGAGGGGTAACAGAATGGCTGATGGTCTTGAAGGTCTTGCAAGGTTGATCCCACAGGCGATGGCGGCGGCCGGGAACAGCCCCGCTGGCGTTCGCAATGTGATTGCGCAGCAGCAGCAGATGGACGACCGCCGTGAGCAGGAGAATCAGCGTGAGCGGCTTCGTGCGTTCGGCCGGGAGATTTTCAGCGGCCAGGCGGGCGGCGGCGCGACGCCTGAAACGATATTTGCGGCAGCGCAGAAGTACAGCATACCACCGGGGCAGGCCATGAAGCTGGCCTCTGATTTTATGGCGTTCCGGCAGGCCCGGCGGCAGGCAGAGATGGGGCCGGAGGTCAGCGTTTCAACGCCGATGGAAGGCGGCGGCTATGTTCGCCGGCGCATGCCCCGGGTTCAGGCAAGCCAGTACACGGCGCAGACACCCGGCTCGTTTATTGGTGAACTCTACGGGCGGCCTGCGCCCCAGCGCCCGATACAAGACCCGTTCAGAGCAAGCAAGCTGGGGATCTTCGACACCCGGTCAGGTAAGATCGTATCGCGGGCGCCGATTGGCGGCGGTGGCGGCGGCATGCCGAAACCGAGGATGTTAAACATTTACAGGAAGACACCTGAAGGCGGCATTGTTTCAGCGCAGGTGCCTGAAAATCAATACCCCTATTATGCAAAGGACGGGTGGCAGTTCGGGGAGTTGAAACCGGCAAGGACGGACCCGAAGCCGGCCGGCGGCTTGAGCGATAATTCGGTGATACAGAATATCCGTGAAACCGTTTTGATGGGCGGCGGTAATGCATCGGATGCGGATGCGAAGATATACCAATATTTTGAAGCGAAGAAACGCAACGGCGGCGACCGTGAGGCGGCGCTGATGGAAGTTATGGCGCCGCCGGCACAGGCGCCCGCCGACAATGATCCGTTAGGGATTCGATAATGAATTTTTCGGACGTTCGGAAGCAATACCCGCAATATGATGATTTGGATGACGCGGCCCTGGCAAAGGGGCTGCACCAGAAATTCTATTCAGACATGCCGTTTGATGATTTCGCGGCGCGGGTCGGGTACGCTCCTCAGCAGAAGTCTCCGTGGCTTGCCACATTACGGGAGCGGGTGACGCCCGACCCGTCGTTTGAAGATGACGTTGACGCCGGCGGGATTGGTATTGACCCGGATACGGCGAAGCAGTCGGCGGAATCGATGACCCGGATTGGTGGCGCATTGGCCGGCGGGTTGGCTGCTTTTCCTGCGGGCGGCCTTGCGGGTGCAGGGAGGTTGATCGGTGAGGACGTTAAGGATGCATATACGGCGCTGGCTGGCGGAAGGGCGGATTTTAACGGCAATTTGGGCAAGGCTGCCCATACGGTGGAAGCTGTGGCTGGCCTGCCGAATCGGCTTTTAAAGACCGAAGGAGAGCAAAAGGCCCTTGAGACGATCATGAAGCCCATGGAATGGGTGGAGAACGCGGGGCGGTTTTACGGGGATGCGGTATATAATGCCACAGGTGACCCCAACCTTGCGGCGACAGCAAAAACGGTGTTTGAAGCGATAAGTTTTCTGGGCCTTCCTGAAATGAAGGCGAAGCTGATAAAATCCGCTAGGGCAGGAAAAGCGGCGGAATTGCAGCGGGCCACCACAGAGGCCGTGGATATATTGAATGAGATCGTTGCCGGTGAAAAAGCGATAAGAAGAGGGCAGAAGCTAAAAACAAAAAAACAAGAAGTGATTTCTGCGCTTGAAAAATTGCAGTCAGAGCCACGGAGACTTGCGCAATTATCTGAAATTGAGCGCAGGTTAAAACTAAGGAATTATATACCTAAAGAAAAATCCGGTCAGTTCCCGGCAAAATCAGCCCGTGAATCATACGAGGCTTTTGCAACGCAAGACCCAAGGATTAAGGCGGAGATAGAGGCAAGCCGAATCCCTGAACTTGAACGGATGCGCCGGCAATATGAAGAGGCCCAGCGTCAATATGAGCAAATAAGGGACTATATACCACCGGAAGAAACCGGGCAGTTTCCGCAAAAACCAGCCCGTGAATCATACGAGGCTTTTGCAACGCAAGACCCAAGGATTAAGGCGGAGATAGAGGCCCGACAACGGCCGGAGCTTGAGCGCCTGCGCGAGCAGATTGCGGAGCGGGACGCCCGAGGCGAATATGCCGACATGATCCGTCAGGCGGAAGAACGCCAGCGCATAGAGAACGCGGCAGAGTACGGAACACAGCCAAGGAGTTTATTCGGAGGAACCCGGCAGGAACCAGCGACATTTACTGACCCGATCCGGCCGGAGCGCCAACAGGCGCTTAATATAACCAGGGCGGCGGAACCAGCCGCCCCAACACAAACACCTGCGGCACCTCTCCCCAAAGCCGGTGTGCCGGCGGCCGCCCCGACGACGGGCAACCTCCCCCAGAGGGGCGGCCGCCAAACCCGACCGGCATATACACGAGGCCCGACAACCATCGGCGGCGCTATCCGCCAGTTCACCGGCGGCAAGGGGATCAGTCGCCGTGGTGTCCGGCTCCATGCGGGGAATGATATTTTCAGGAACCTGCCCCAAGAAGCGCGGATGGCAATCAAAAACGGGGGCGTTTCCCTGGATTTGGTTGAAGACTATCTAAAGCGGGAAGGCTATCTCTACCCTGAACAGGATCTCATTGAAGTGCTTCGGCAGGAACCGGGCGCAATGGGCTTCGGAAAGATCGCGGTTGAAGGCGAACGGTCACCCGGCCAGCGGATGCGACCGGAAGAGCAGCGGGTGTTAAACGAACCCGAATATGACCCGGCATGGGATGAAGTAAAAACCCAGGCCGACATTGACGCCCTGAACGAGAAAAGCGGACAATCCGTATTCGATTTTTTCGAGCAGAAAGCGCGAGAGCGGCAGGAACAGAAAGCACCATCTAAAGAATTACCCAAAGAAAAACCCTGGATAGAACAGGTAAAAGAGCGGAGAGAAACGAATAGGGCGAAATACGAAGCAGAACCAAATATGACAGCACAAGAGAAAAACGTGATGTCTGATATTGACAGACAAGATATCATCGAACCTGAGCGAGCTGGCGTAGCCGTTACCAAAACTTTTCTTCCTGAAAAGGCCACAGCAAAATATTTTAATAAAGAAAAGACATTAAAACAAAACATAAAAGATTTAGGCTATGGACTTCAGAAAAGGAAATTAAATAGATATGGAACCACGATCAATGAAGTTATTGACAAAAATGGTAAGGTAAAAACAAGGGGAGAAGCTGAAACCGTAAGTAATTGGTTAAAGAGAAAACATGGTTTAGCCGAAAAAGATAACCCAATAAAAAAATTATTTAATGATCAAAGCGGCTCTATAAAAATAGACCCAATAAGCGCAAAAGACCGCCATCTTCAAAGAATCGCCGACGATGAAGTGCTGAAAAAAGTTCACGGCATGATCGGATACAATGAAAAACAAACCGCCATGGGCGATATCTGGGTGGGCGGCATGGAGAAGATGATTGACCGGTTTGACGCGCTGGGCCGGGAGAAGGGAAGGGCGCTGAACCCCATCGATAAAATGGGCCTGCCGACATCCGAGGCGCACAAGGCGGCGCTGCGGTTCAACAGTTATAAGGATGTGACGGCCATGAAGTTCAATGAACTGGCCAAGGCCATCCCCCCAAGCGTCCGTCAGGAACCGCTTATTTTCTCGGATTATGTGAATGCCCACCGGGCAAAAACACGGGCGGCGCGGGGGCTTAAGAACCCGAATAAGGTCACACTCGATGACGCGAACGCGGCCATTGCCGCATGGGAAAAGAAATGGACGGACGGTGGGCGGCCTTTGAAGGCTTTGAAAGACGGGTATGATGCGTTTCAGAAGTGGGCAGACAGGAATATTCTCCGGGATATGGTTGATGCCGGCATTATATCCAAAGAACGATACAGAGAAATAAAAGACAAGAACGAGCATTATGCCTCGTTTGATGTCCTTGATCATGTGCCGGATGACATTAACGCAATACCCGGAAGCATGCCGTCAAAGGAGTATTTCAGCCTGGCGAACCAAGACGTTGTAAAGGCTATGACCGGCACGGAGAAGCGAATCGCCGACCCGATGGAGGCGACGTTCAGGAAGTTTATGCGGGCGCAGGAGCTGGCGGCCCGTAACCGGGTGGCGTCTGCTTTGATAGATGACCCGCTCGTTTCTGCAAATTTTCGGCGGGTGGCGAAATCGAAGAAGGAATTCGGGATACTCCGTAATCAGAAACAAAATCCGCTGATGGATAGCCAGGTGCCGAAGACGCACGAGATTATAAACCGGTTTAAAGACGGACGCGTAGAATCTTATGCGGTGCCGAAGGAGATGGCCGAGGCGATGAAGCAGCTTTCTCCGGCTACGGCGCCTCGGGTGCTTCAAGCGATAAATCGTGCGTTTCGTAAGAGCGCGACGACGCTTTATATTCCTTTTACGGTGTCAAACGCCATGCGCGATTTTATCATGGCCTATTCAACCTCCCCGACATACAAGGCCCATCAATTGGGCAATTATATACTGGATTGGAACAAGGGCTTTTGGGAGGGGGTTAAATACGAGTTTGGGAACAAGTCAAATATCGCCCAGCAGTATGTTAAGGACGGGGGAGGGTTCGGTTACTCCGGCACGCTGCGGACGGCGCAGGGAGCTAAACAGGGGGTTTTCAGCGAACCATCCTTAAGGCGTGCCGGAGCCACTATTATAAAAACACCGTTCCAGTTAATCGAAAAAATGTCCGGGGCTGTTGAGCTTGCACCCCGGATAGCGGTTTATGAGCGGGCTAAAAGAATGGGTGTTTCGGGTGAAGACGCGGCGCTTTTGGCCCGGCGGAGTACGGTTGATTTTAACCAGGCTGGAACGGCGATGCGGGTGTACAACCAGTGGGTGCCCTTTTTGAATGCGCGGGTTCAGGGCAAGCTGAACCTTGCGCGGGCGCTGCGGCGTGACCCAAAGGATACGCTGGCGAAGGTAGCCTTGACGGTTGCGCTGCCGGGAGTGGTGACATACGCGTGGAACCGGCTTAATTTCAGCGAGTTGTATGATGACATACCGGAATATATCAAGCAGAATTATTTTGTGATTGTGACGGGCACGGGCACGGATGAGCGTGGGCGGACGGCGCCAAAGTACCATGTCATTTCCAAGGGGGATACGGGCCAGATGGCCTGGAACCCCATAGAGTATATGCTCGACCGGATGTGGGACAAGGACCGGGAGGGAGCAACAAAATTTCTTGTTAATTTTTTGTCGGATGTTTCGCCGGTTGAGTTTGCCAGGGAGGGCGAGTTATCGGCGAGCAAGGCGCTTTCATCTACCCTGCCGCCGCCGGCAAAGGCGGTTATCGAGCCGGCGGTGAATTACAGCTTTTACCAGGGCCGGGAGGTTGTGCCGCGTTATATGGCTGAGCGGGTGCGGCCGGGGAAGCAGGCGTTTGATAATACGCCGCAAGTGTATAAAACCATGGGCGAAAAATTGGGCGTTGCGCCTTTGAAGATTCAAAATGTAATGAGCAACCTTTTTGCCGGGTATGGGCGGGAGGGGCTTGACCCGGATGCAATGATAAAGGGTTTGACCGGCCGGCTGACGAAGGTGAAGGGCGGCGAGCATGAGCGCAAGGCGTGGGAGGATATTGAGGACCTTGAGGCGGAGTACCAGTATGCGCGGTCTGACGCGGCCGAGGCTGTTGAGGCGGGGGATCGGAAGGAGGCGCTTCGGATTATGCGGGATTGGAACAAGGATGCAATCCGCCGGATTACTGAATACAACAAGCGGTTTAAAAAGTATGGGCTTGGAGACAAGGGCGGGCTGAGAAAAAATATGTTCAGCTATGATAAAATGCGTAATGTATTGATGAAGCGCCAGGACGCGCGGCCGCCGATTCAGCGGCGGCTGTCGGTGCGATAGAGGGGAACCGATATGACGGAAACAGACCGGATGTTTGACAGCGGCGATAGTTGGCAATGGGGTCTTTTGTCCACGGACAATGCGGCGGTTTACCGGGTTCACAGGAACCGGCACCCGACGGTAACCATTCACCCCGGGACGAAGTTGGAACATGGCGCCATAACCGGTTCGGGGTTTGTTGTAGGCGAAACGATAACGGGGGATACGAGCGGACGGACGGGGGAAGTATCCTATGTCGGCTCCGGTTTTGTTTATGTTGTCGGAGAAATAGGGTCAAGCGCTTGGGATACATCCACCCCTGATAATATCAGCGGCGGCACATCCGGGACAACAGCGGATTTGACGGGAACGGACACGAGCGAGGCGAAGATTGAAGAGAGCCACAGCCCGCACGATGGTGGTGTTTTAGCGTTCAAAGACTGGCCGTTCGGCAACCAGGCGAGCGCGACAGGGGCATTGAGCAAGACACTTTATGGGGATGCTCGATACCTGCGTTTTTCTTCGGTTTCAGGGTTTAATCTATTTGAGGTTGTCTGATGACATTAGATGCGCATTCAGGGCCGCATTGGGCCGATCCGTGGAATGATATATGGTATGGGCCGTTTTACAATTATATAGAGCTGCCGGCGGTGCCGGTGCCGACAATTCTTTTTGAGTTGTCCGGGGCGATGTCTATTAAGTCGGACAGCGGCACAACCTATGACGTGACCGGCTGGAATACGGACGGGACGTTTGACCTTTCAGGCGGAGGAACGACGAGCTATGCAGACGGGGCGCCGTTTGATTTGGTGAGCGTCGGAACAGACTGGGCGCCGGATAATAGCTGGCAGCGGCCATATTTAATGCTGCTTAGCGATGGCGTCGGCGGCTATAATGACGCGCAGGTTTTTTTCAACGGAACCTATAGGGGCGACGGTATAGAATACACAGCCGACACTGTTGAAATTGGCGACGATTTTACTTTTATAATGCAGGTAAACACCCGAGAACTTAGATCCGGCGTTGATCAAAAGTATTGGTCGATTGAAAATGGCCGTGATGTCTCGCTCTATATCAATGATCAGGGGAAACTTGGCATAACAAACAAGAATAGTTCAGTAGAAAGCACAACGCCTGTTTCGCTTGATTATGCTGAGAAGGAGTGGGTGTGGGTTGGCATCCGCAGTATTGGCGGGGTGGCGCAGTTTATAATCGATACGCCGGTTGACGCAACATTCCCAATATCTAATTATACGGTCACCGGGGATTTGAATTTAGCGAATAGCGGATCGTATTCAAACAACGGGATGTTTGACCTGGCCCATGCGGCTTACTTTGACAGCGGTTTGTCAGCCTATGAAATTACGTTGTATGAAAACGACAATCTAAGATCAACCCCTGAACCGAATATACAAAACATGGTCAGCAATGATCAGGTTGGATTTGTCCATTTGTATGATTACACGATTGGGCCGGCGGCCGGGTTCACATGGAGTTTTTCAGACGGCATGGATGTTTCAACAATTTCAGAATTGTCGATGCACCCGACAAATAAAAAGATAACCGTCATCGATATCGGCGGCAGCGATACAACAAGTCTACTGGATGTGCGCCAATTTGAAGAGTTGGGGTCTGTAATCTTCGACAATACGGATATTGAAGAGGTTTTGTTGGGGAATTCCAGCAACATAACCATTGTGAACGGGCAGGCTGCAGATCTTCAATACATAAGCCCTGAAGGCTTAACGAATTTGGCCGCGTTAAATATTATCGATAATGACGATGTTGGGAGCATCGATGTTTCAAGCAACCTGCTGCTTGAAGAACTCAAGGTTACAAATGCGGGCTTGTCTTCGCTGGATGTGACGAACAACACGGAGTTGACGATTCTGTACGCGGCCGAAAATACATTTAGCTCTTTAGACGTTACGGATTTGACAAAACTGGTTTCATTTTTTGTTAATGCGAATCCGAATTTGACGGCGCTTGACCTATCGCAGAATACAGCCCTTGTCACGGTTAGAGCCCAGGACAATCCGCTGGTTACGTCTTTAGATCTTTCTAACAACGCAAATTTGCAAACGCTATGGTGTCATAGGGGGGGGCTTACATCGATTGATACCAGCGGAGCGACATCGCTGAAAACGCTTTTAGCTTATGACAACCCGATAGCCACGAACTTTGATTTTAGTAATAACGCTCAAAGGACGTCTATCGATATTGGGGATTGCGGGTTGTCTCAAGCCGAAGTCGATTCAGTGATAGATGATGTCTGGCAATTGCGGGCGACATCCCCGACCATGACCCGGTTTGATATAGCGGGGAACGCAGCGCCCAGCGGGGTTTACCAGGCCGCAAGCCCGCCGACGACGGGGAAGGAAAAGTTGTATGATTTGGTTGAAAACTACGGCTATGGGAATGTTTTTTACACGGCTTAGGAGTTATTATGTCTTTAGTTAGCAGTGAAGCAGGCGAGCCGTTTGATGTTGAGTATGTGGTCCGGCAACCGACTGGCGAACTTGAGCGGGTTGTTATTGGTGCAGGGGATGTCCTGGTTGTTTCTCGTGAATGCCAGGTTGAATCTTTTACTTATTTAATTGATCATAAAGAAAGATTGAGGGGGATGTAATGGCGACAAATATTCATGTTAAATCGACGACTGAGATGGGCAGGAATGCAAACGAGATGGGCCGGGCTGGGCGCCGGTTTCTTGAAATGCTTAAGGGCATGGATGGCACAAGGCTCGAAGCCATTGCCCAGGGTAATGCGGAAATGGCGGCTATATTTGGTATCGATGATCTTACACAGGCGCAGGATTTCAGCAATCGATGGGCCGATTTGGTGGCGGAGTTGTTTGATGCTACGGACCCGAATTACGGGAACTATAATCTTTTGCGCGAGTTTATTTATACGATTATGCCGGCTTAGGTGTTGTAGCGCAGGTATTTTTGCCTGCGCTAACGCCATCATAAACAGACTTCCCAACAACCATTTATTAACACAAATGGTATCTCATCCCCGAATTTGAAGCCGTGCATATCATTACACACAAGATGGTTGTCAATTTTAGCTTTTATATGCAGGCTATCAATAATATTTGTGATAGTCGCCCACGGGCTTTCACCGTTTAAAAAAACTTTTACATCATCTCCTATTTTCATTTTGTACCCCTAAAGTAACTTGGTTAGGTGATTGTAGATTGCCGCATGGAACGACAACCACAACACCGTTGACATCTACAGCGTGATTTCTTGGTTTACCTTTGCTTATGATAACCACAATTCCCTTTTTGCCGTTCATTTGATTGTTATACCGATGTTGCCTCTTCAATTTCTTCTTCGTAGTCATAAGCAAGATTCGAACACAGTTTCAATAATTTCATTCTATAGCGTTGTTCTTCCTTGCTCAAATTATCGTCATCCATCGCATCATAACATTCTTTCAATGCCTTGTAGGTGTTTTCAAAACGACAATAGCTCATATTCATCATGGCTGTTTCTCCTGTAGGTATAACGTGTTTATAACCGGCGGCGAGAATCCGCACCATCTGAAGAACGGGGAGAGTTTCCGTCCGGTTTAGAAACCTGGTTAGCTGGCTTTGCTGTGTGTACAATATAAGGATATTCGCCGTTCATATAATCTGCCCATGCTTTTGCAATCTCTCTTTTTTGTGGCAACCCGGTTCCTTCAACATTTGTCATTGTGTTGCGCCAATGAGTTACATATTCCATGACCTCTCCTTTTCAGCTAACGTTTGAATGAGCGGTTATCGTCATAGTTAAGCGGTGCGCAGGCTTCGGCCGCAGTTAAAACAATAATTAATAGGGCCTGGCTCTATTATGTCATTGCATGATTCGCACATACCCTGCGCATCCGCTTTGACGGATTGTTCTTTTGCGCCGTCTTCAGAGATGCGGATATCACCATTTCTAAAATCAACCCATTGCCCGTTGTAGTACAGCCTGACCACATCGTCATTTAATGTCATTGTAGGGCTTTCTATCGGCCTTACGAAGATATCAACGTCCATTATTCCTCCAAGCAAAAGTACGTTTGAATGAGCGGTTATCGTCATAGTTAAGCGGTGCGCAGGCATCGCCCGCAGTTAAAACAATAATTACCGCCGAGTGCATTCGGGCCAATGTGTTCACAAAAAAGACATGGCCTCTGCGCATCCGCTTTGACGGCTTGTTCTGCTCGTTTCTGCATCTCTATTATTTCAGCCGTTATGTTTTTTAACGGCCCGAAACAACCGTAATATGAAGCATCAGTTACGGCGCACCATATAGCTTCCTGCCATTCATTTTCAGTTTTCATGTTTTCCTGTGTGGAGCAGAACAGGGCAATGACAACTCACGATTTAGCACTTAAACTCAGCCCTGATAATCCGCTCGACTACCTAGTTATGAACGCTCTAACCTTCTGCCGCCGTTTATATCTTCAACTATTGTCGCACCATGAACAAATGTTAATGCCTCCGCAATATTATCGCCCTGCTGGGTCGTGACCTGGACAATGCAGCCAAGACCCTCTATTTCACATGCTTTTGTTGATTTCATCCAATTTTCTTTTTTTGACGATGCTTTACAAAGCAACCGGAAGAGATCGCCGTCTCCAACAACGTTGACATCTTTTACGTTTTCTTTTACTTCGGCAATACTTGTGTTGTGTAGTGTCTTCATCTTATCTCCTTTATAGGTTGTTGTGTATAACGTCGTAATCAGCGGCCGGGGCTTTTTCCGGTCTGCTGGATAAAGCTGGTTGTGTGCCCCCTGGATGCTGGCCACGGTGTGTCTCAATCCGCTGGTGGTGAGACAGTGACCGCAGCCGGGATTCGAACCCTACACCCGCCATGCATCTCTGTATTTTACGGGAGGGGCACATAACGGCGCTAATCAGCCGCGCGGCTTTTTGCGTCGGCTGAATTAGCTTGGTTATCTGTTTCC